AACAAGTACAAGAATGAGATGAGATCATGTTTTTTTTTTTGTGATCGGGGGCCGTCAGACAGTTACAGGGATGGGTTGGTCGGCGGCGTCAGATTTGTATAGGAGACAGGTCTGGCAGAACGTCCCCAACTACACGTCCGACATTCTCAATATGCTGCCGTACTTCGATGAGGTAACGGCCAAGCGCGTTGGCGTTAGCCGCACCACAATGGCACTCGACCCTGATACGCTTCAGAACCAGACGGCCACGGCCAGCAATAACCAGCAGTCAGCCGCCTATAGCCAGATTGAGCTAATCGCCCGTGATATGGCCGAGTTCGGGTTTGCTGACTTCTTTGCCAAGCGCCTCCGCCTGAGCATCAAATACTACCAAGTGCCGCAGATGATCCCCTCCAAGATGGATGGCGAGAAGTACCGCGAGGTTAACCCGAGCCAGTGGCCGGATGACATGCCGGTGAACATCAACGTTGGCTTAGGGACTGGCTCCCGTGACCGCGATATGTCCATGCTCAACACGATCATGGGCGCACAGAACGGCATGGCGCAGCAATTGGCGGGTGCTGGCATGGCGACGAAGGCCATCGAGTTCATCCCAAAGATTCGCAAGGCGGCTGTGGAGTTGACTGAGGCCGCAGGCATCAGGAACCCCGAGAGCTACTGGCCTGCGTTCAGCGAAGACGATGTGAAGGCCGCTATCGACGCCGCTTCCCAGCCCAAGCCTAACCCGATTGCAGAGGCTGAGCAGGCAAAGGCTCAGGCCCAGATGCAGATCGAACAGACCAAGGGCCAGATACAAATCCAGGTCAAGCAGATCGACGCCCAGGTTTCCCAGCAGGAATCGCAGGCCAAGGCCGAGGTGGAGATCGTCAAGAACAAGGCTCAGCTTGAGGGCGACCTTGCCGCCACTCAGGCTACGCTCCAAAGTCAGATGGCGCTTGAGACGCTCAAGCAGGATCGTGAGGACCAGCGCTTCTATGCCAAGCTCCAGAGCGAGAATGCCATTGCTATGGCAGAGATGAACAACCGGCTCACACTTGAGCGGGAAAAGATGACAATCGCTGCAAATACGACTATGTTCAACGCCATGCAGAAGTCAGAGGCTAACGAGGCAATGGATGCTGACTGAGATTGACGTTCATCGCGCCAGAGAGGCCGACAGGCTTTTGAACCACGAGCCGCTGCTAACGGAGGCAATCGCAGCGCTAAAACAGCGGACGCTGGAGGCGCTGGGTGGAGTTAGCCCAGACGACGCCAGCCAAATCCGCTCACTACAGGCAGTCGTTCTTGCCTGTGAAGGAATACCGATTGAGCTTGCCCAGATCATCGCCGCTGGCGGTGGCATGCAGGCTCAGCCGGTCCCGCAGCCCGAGTAATCGACCGCTGCGTTTATACCCGCTGTGAAGCGGCAAAGCCCAGAGCGTCCTAACCCCCTTGGATGCCGAGATGGAGACTAATATGGCCGAACAGGCTACTACTGTTACGAACGATCAGCCGACAGGCCCCGTTCCTGACGCCCTTACCGCTCGCGAGGGCGATGAGGCACTTGCCGCATTCTTCGGCCCGGACGATACGGACCCCGATGAGAATGAGAATGGCAATACCCCCGACGCTGGCAACCCGGACGATCCTACGGTTGGCGATCCTGAGCAGGACGTTGACCCGGAAGACCCCGAACAGCCGGTAGACGCTGAAGACCCCGAGGTTGATCCAGAGGAATCCGAAGCTACGCCCGACAACGCCGGTCGATTTGTGGCAGACACTGCCAAAGTCAACTTCAACGGCAAGACGATCAGCGTAGCAGAACTCAAAGAGTTCGCGGATAACCGCTCCAAGGAGTTTCAGCGCGACTATACCGCCAAGACCATGGAACTCTCAGAACGCGCCAAAGCGTATGAGGCCCGTGAGGCGGAGTTTAGTCAGTCTCAAGAACGTGTGGCTAAAGAACGTGAGTTCATTCGGTACTATGCGGAAAACTACGTCCCGCAGGAACCGGCTGAGCCCACCGTTGATGCTTCCGTTGATCCTGTCGCGTGGTCTGTCTACTCGCAGGAAAAGAACCGTTACGACCGCATGGTTGCCGATTGGCAGCAGGCCCGGATCGTAGCGGAGGAAGCCCAGAAGATTGATGCAGAACAGGCACAGCAGGCCAAGCAGCAGCAGCTACGTACTGAGCATGAGAAACTCGTTTCGCGTTTCCCTGTGCTTAAGGACAAGGCTAAGCACGAAGCCTTCTGGAGTGGCCTTGCGACCGATGCGGAGAAGTTCTTCGGCATTCCGCAGGGCAGCGTGAAAGCGCTCGACAACGCAGACATGGTTTACATTCTTCACAAGGCTGTAAAGCAGATGCGTATCGAAGCCGGTTCGGCAACGGTCAAGAAGGAAGTTACCGGGAAACCCCCACTGGTTAACGGCTCAGGCCGTCGCCAGAGCCCCGGTGCTGCTCAACAGCGTTCGCATGCCGCCAATGTCCAGAGACTTCGTGAAACCGGGAGCAACGCCGCTGGCGAAGCTGCCATCCTCAAATTTCTCGGAGAATAACTGACATGGCCTCGCCTATTGTCAATACCTACGAGACCTACGACGCCCGTGGCAACCGCGAAGAACTGGCTGATATCATCTCGATGATCACGCCGGAAGAAACGCCGTTTATCAGCGCCATCGGTGACCGTAAGGTCGATTCCGTCCATCCTGAATGGCAGACGGACACTCTCGCTACCCCTGACACCACCAACAACCGCCCGGAAGGTTCCGACTGGACCTATCAGGCGATTACCCCGACGACCCGTGTGGGCAACTACACGCAGATTTCCGATAAGCGCATCATCATCTCGGCCACTCAAGAAGTGGTCAACAAGGCTGGTCGCCGTTCGGAACTCGCGCGGGAAACCCGCAAGAAGGGCGTTGAGCTTCGCACTGACCAGGAAGTCATTGCCCTGAGCAATCAGGCTTCGTCTGCCGGTTCTGGCGATGGCGCGACCAACCGCACCACTGGCGGTCTTCGTGCGTGGATTGCCACTAACGACGACCTCGGTGCGACTGGTGCGTCTGGCGGCTTCAACTCTGGTACTGGCGTCGTTGACGCTGCGACCAACGGCAACCAGCGGGCTTTCACCAAGACGATCATGGACACCGTTATCGCCTCCACCTATACGGCGGGCGGCAACGTCAACATGATCATGGGTTCGCCCTATGTGAAGCGCGTGTTCTCGACTTTCATGAGCGATTCCAACGTTGCTACGCAGCGTTACGTCACTCCGAAGTCGGGTCAGACCAAGATCGTTGGTGCTGCCGATACGTATGAGTCAGACTTTGGCGAGATGTCCTTCGTGGTCAATCGTCAGATGGCTCGCGCCGGTGCTGCCATCGCCCGTAACGTCTTCTTCCTCGATACCGAAAAGCTTGCTCGCGGCAACCTTCGCCCGATCCAGCTTGAGACCCCTGCCAAGACTGGTGACGCTACCAAGCGTGTGCTGGTTACGGAGTGGACTTTGATTTGTGATAACGAGGCTTCACAAGGCGTCGCGGCCGACATTTTTGGATTAACTGCCTCAACCTAAAAGGGTTTTTGGCTTGCTTTTGGGTTCAGACTTATATCAAATGGCTACCGCATCGATGCAAAGGAGCGCAAGCCATGAGACTGAACCCAACCCCTACGAAAGAGCTTTTGGATAGCCTACTGATGTACGTTCCGGAGACTGGCAAACTGTACTGGAAAGAGCGCCCCGCCTCGCTATTCGCGGACGGGAAGCAGACTGCCATGCACAACGCTGCGATTTGGAATGGCAAGAACTCTGGCAACGAGGCGTTCACCACGTCTCTTGTCACTGGACACCGCTACTCGTCCATCTTCGGCCAGAAGCTCCTTGCTCACCGCGTGGTGTGGAAAATGGCCTTCGGGACCGACCCGAACGTTATCGACCATATCGACGGCGATCCCGGCAACAACCGGCTAGAGAACCTTCGTAGCGTTCGACAGACAGACAACACGCGCAATGCCCGCTTGAGCAAGAATAGCACTAGCGGCTACAATGGCGTGACGTTCAACAAACGGCGCAACATGTGGGAAGCCAAAATCATGGTTGACCGCAAGAATAGGTTCCTTGGGTACTTCGATAGCATCGAGGAAGCAGCCAACGCTCGGAAACAGGCGGATACCGAATATGGCTTCCATCAAAATCACGGAAGGCGGCGCGATGCTGCCTGACTTCCTCAATCAGGTCTCCAAGGAGATTTTCTAAAATGGCTTCCGAACTTCCTGGCCACTATCAGTCGCTCGTTACCTCTACTACTGACGGCCTCACGACTGGCATCATTCCTGCTGATGCTAACTTCGTTACCGTTACCTCGTCCGTTAACACCAAGTTCGTCACGCTCCCTGTGGGCTATGTCGGGCAGGTTGTGCGCGGCTGGTCCACGGCTAACGGCTTCAAGCTCGCGACGACCCCCGGCGGCACCGATACCATCAACAACGTCGCTTGCGGTGCTGGTGCTGGTGCGGCTATCCCCGCGACGGTTTATATCGAGTGCGAGAAGGTTCTTTCGGACGGCTGGATTCTCCAGACTCGTACCGCGCTGGGTGCTGTGGCTACTGCCATCGTTCCGGCCTAACCAGTTTGGGGAGAGTAACATAAAGCTAGGTTCAGCGACTTAGCCGTTACTCTCCCCAAAACCACATCAAACAGGAGCCGACATTGGCTGAAGAAACCCTCGTTCCGAACCAGTCTGGCTCTGTGAGCCCTGAGACTGAGCCCAAAGCCGATATTCCCGGTGTGGCCGAGAAGCGCAAGCCGGGGCGTCCGCCCAAGGCTCCTCCGGCCGCTGCCGATGCCAATTACACGCCGTCTATTGAGCGCAACAATGAGCAGCAGGCTTACCAGCCGACCGCTGGCACTGGGGTTGCTGGATACGGTGACTGGGACGACTTCGATGAAAGTGCATTCGCGGATACCACCGAGACGTGGACACCTGAGCCGGTTCGGACCACGCTAGCTACTCTGGTTCCGAAGGAGATTGACTCTCCGGCCCCGATCAAGCCCCCCGTTGCTAACGAGAAGCTCTTCCCGGTCCTACTCACCCGCACTTAACGGCCCACCCCAGACCCCAGGTAACCTTCACTTGCCGCTGCTCGGGG